GTTATAGCAATATTAGTAGGAACAGCAATCATTACTGCAATTGTTGGTGATTACGTAACAGCAGCACTTGAGACACAAAAAACTGGGGAACCAGTAGAGGTGTCTGCAGAAGTAATGACATTAGTACAAACAGCCCTAGGTGGTTTGATAGGAATTATTGGTGGATACTTTGGTGCCAAAGGATCCAAGAAAGGAGATGACGAATGAACGGTGTAAAAAATATTTGGAATATTCTTATGCGTATCGTTGCAGTATTTGCTGCTAACGGACTAGCAGTTATTGGTGCTGGTGCAATTGCAGGCATTTCAACAATCAAGGCTATCACTGTAGCAGGCTTGACAGCAGTTGCAGCAGTAGTAGAAAAATTGGCTCGTGCATTTATGGATGACGGAAGACTTACAGCAGATGAGATTAATTCAGCATTCTCAACAACAGACAAAAATGCAGTAACCGTAGAAGATATGGTAGTAGAAGAGCGTAGATCACGCTCAAAAAAGACAGCCTAGCCTGACTTGACAGCCCCTCCTGGGTACTGGTATACTTAAAGGGTATCTATCTAGGAGGGGTTTCTGCATGACTTGTATTGCAGTAGTTCGTGATGAAGTAAATAATAAAATCTACATGGCTGGTGATCGTGGTGCATCTGACGATGGTACTATTCTAGCATTAACTGCACCCAAGGTATGGAAGTTAGGTCCATATCTAATTGGCTATGCTGGCTCAATGGACGGTGAGCGTCTTCGTTATAACTTTAATCCATATGTGCCAGATATTAAAGATACAGATAAGTTTATGCAAACTAAGTTTATTAAACAACTTAAGCAATTCTACACTGATTGGTGGGTAGATACTGGCAAAGATGCTGATTTTGGCTTAATCATCGCAGTCCGTGGAGAAATTTATGAGCATAGTGCTGGAGATATGTCTTTATCTAAATATACCGTTCCATTTTTGTCAATGGGTTCTGGATCTGAATATGCAATGGGTTATTTAGAGGCAACTCAAAAAACCAAAGATGCAAGAAAGCGTGTTGTAGGTGCAGTAAATGCTGCAATTAAATTTAGCCCATCTTGCATGGGGCCAGTTGACGTAGTGAGCATTTAAGGGTATACTTTATATATGAATCATTCACATGACGACTTGTCTCCAGAAGAGCAAGAATTTAGTATTTGGCTATCAAACGGTATTGATAGAGGTTGGGTAACACCACCTTATTGCAATACCCACGATGGTGGATATGAATATATGGGTGAGGAAGAGTTAGACGAATGGGACCAAGGTGGAGACCCATGTTGCCATGTCATCAGATTGATGATATCGTAAAAGATGCAAAGGAATAAAATGAAGAAGATCGTAGCACTAGCAGCAGTATTATTTTCGGTTGTAGTACCAGTACAGTCACAGGCAGCAGTAGGTGAACGTATTGTTATTATTGATAGTTATTTTGATAAGTCAAAGGTTACAGGACCAGTTGAGTTTGTATGTTTGGCAAAAGATAAGTGTGTAAATCCAGCAGCACCAAAACCAGGACTTGGAACTGATCCAGCAAATCATGGAACAGTCATGGCAAACATTGCCCGTCAACAAAATCCATTAGCAACATTAGTTCTTGTTCAGACTGAAGAAGTATCTGTTAAAGGAACTATTACCACTTTAGATGGATCAGATTTTCTTAACGCACTTGTTTGGATTTCTTCAAACAACTCTGGAGTAACTGCTGTATCTTTTTCATATAATTTAACTGGAAATGTAACAAGTACAAATCCTTGTGCACTTTCTACTTCTGGAGCAATTAATGTAAAGATGGTAGATGCATCCATTAGATCAAATGTTGCATCTCTCAAGTCTTCAGGTATTCCAGTTTTATCTGCAGCAGGTAATTCAAAGTCAAAGGCTTTACAATATCCAGCATGCATTAATGATGTAGTTTCAGTTGGGTCATATATTTATGGCACACAGCCATATCTTTATGGAGGAACTCCAGACATTACAGCAACTTTAATTACACCAGATAAAACTAGCATGATGAAGAATGTATCTCCATGGCTTGGATCTGTAGAATTTACAACATCAGCAGCAACAGTTGCGGTGGCATCTAACTGGAAATCTATTCCAGCGGGAAGTGTAAATATAAATATTCTCTCTAAGTAAGAGAGTGATGGGCTGTAGTTCAGTTGGTAGAACACTCGACTGTTAATCGAGATGTCGCAGGATCGAGACCTGCCAGCCCAGCAAGTGATATAATGTAAGTATGTTTAAATTTATTAAAAAGATGTACTTGCGTAGAAAAATAAAGAAGTACTTAAAAAAAGAAAAAAGGTTTATTTATTAATGATAAAGGATATCCATTCTCTACCAGTCAAAGGTCTTGATGGGAAAAGTCTTGCATATACCAGCCATAAATGGCAATGTGGTGATGAGTTATTTGAATATGCTAGAAATAGTGATGGGTATAGATCAGAAGATTTTCAAAAAAATCCAAAATTTATTTTTGCAGGATGCTCTGAAACTTTTGGAGAATCTGCTGAGTACGAAACAACTTGGGCATATAAGTTATTTAATAAAATAAAATCAGAAGACGATGTGTACTGTAATATTGGATTGCCAGGATTGGACATTAGTTTAGTTATTTATCACGTATTTCTTTTCATTGAAAAGTACGGAAAGCCTGAAACAATATTTATGCTTGCTCCACAATTTAATAGGCTAATAGAGACTCATAAAGATAAAACGACAACTTTAATGCTAAGTGTAGATCCAGAAGATGGTTCACATAAAATGGACAACATAGAGTATGTAGATGAAAGAGTCATTGATGCTGTCAGATCTGTTAATCTTCTTCAAATAAAGTCGTTTGAAGAATTTTGTAGATTATCTAATATTAATTTAATTTGGGGAACTTGGTGTCCAGAAAGTAATAAAAAAGTACAAAAAGAGCAGATTTTTAATAATTATATTAATATCCTTGTAACTAAAGACATTGCTGATCTTGCGATAGAGTTAGGCTATGATGTTAAAAATATTAAGGTGAGTAGGTCTGATGGAAATCATCATGGTGAAGTTTTCCATGACCATTGGGCAAAACTTTTTAATAGTGAGTATTTAAAACGAAAAGAATTAGTAAATGACTAATGTTAATAAGAAAAAATTATTACGCATAACTCTGTCTAAAGATCTAGAGGAATTATCTCCTTTTTCAGATACCCCAACTATACCTGTTATTGGTAAACACTTGTTATTTGCTGGATGCTCTTTTACATCTGGAGACTCACTAGAGAAAGAACAGACCTGGGCCTGGAAACTGTATGATCAGTTAACGAGTTCTCAAAAAAACAAGGATACATTTTTTAATGTCGCAGGCTCTGGTATGAGTATTACCGAATCTATAAATCAAGTTTTTAAATATTGCCATAATTTTGGAAACCCAGATGCTATTTTCCTTTTATTACCTAGTCCAGGCAGAGACGGCAAGCATTGTGGCAATAGTGATCAGGGATATGAATCATTGCAAATCTTAATCTATACATCTTATTTCTATCTTGAAAGTTTTTGCAAAACAAATAATATACAACTTATAGCCTCTACCTGGTATAAAAATATTAAAGACATTGGAGATGAGTTTCTTCCATCTAAAGAAGTAAAATATTATCCAGGAACTAAAACAGAGAGACCTGACTGGAGTGTACAGTTAAATGAACATGATGATAATCTGCTAGAAAATATTTTAAAAGATTTTGATACATTTAAAACATATACAGAAAAAGAATTGATTTCAAAAGTTTCAGAGTATCATATTTTAAAAGATAAGCAGGATAGGGAATATTCTCTAGTAGCCAAAGATGATATTCATCCAGGCACATCTTTCCATGATTTTTGGAAAGATTTTTTCTATAGTTTTTATGTGGAGGATCAATGTTAATTCTTGGAATCAATGAAACATCTCATGACGCATCTGTATCTTTAATTGAAGATGGCAAAATTTTATTTGCAGGACATGCTGAAAGATATAGTAAACAAAAAAATGACTGGTATGTAAATAATGAGTTAGTAAAAGACGCATTACAATATGGAACACCAGATGCAATAGCATATTATGAAAAGCCATTACTCAAAGCCTCTAGGCTATTTTTAAAAGGTGGTGCAGGTGAGTGGAAACCAAAATTTGATATAGAAGATATTCCTAGAAAATCTTTTAAACATCATGAATCTCATGCAGCAGCAGGATATTATACTAGCAAATTCAACGATGCCGTCATTGTTATTCTTGATGCTATCGGAGAATACAATACTTCAACAATTTGGACTGGACAAGATAGTAAATTAAAACTGGTTAAAAAGTTCAATTATCCTTTTAGTTTTGGTTTATTTTATTCTGCTTTTACAAAATTAATTGGGCTTATGCCTAACCAAGAAGAGTACATTATGATGGGTATGGCTGCATACGGTGATTGGAAAAAATATTATCAAAAGGTTGAGGAATATTTTCCAATAAGAGACTATCAGAAATATAATTTTCATAAGGGTATTATTGACTGGGACGAACCAATTACAGAACAAGATAAGTTTGACATCGCAGCAGCAGTTCAAAAAGTTTATGAACTTAGACTGTATGATTTTATGAATTTTGCAAGGGCTAAGACACAAAAGAATAACCTAGTGTTTATGGGTGGGTGTGCATTAAATAGTAAAGCCAATACAATGCTTTGGGACATTTTTGATGATGTTTGGATAATGCCAAATCCAGGAGATGCTGGAAGTTCTTTAGGTGCAGCAGCAGCAATGTATGGCAAACATATTGAATGGAAGACACCATATCTCGGCTATGACCTTGGGGGAGAGTATCCTGTTCAGGAAATTGTGGACGGTATATTAAAAGATGGCATAGTAGCAGTAGCAACAGGAAGAGCAGAATATGGTCCAAGAGCATTAGGAAATAGAAGTATTCTGGCTGACCCAAGAGATCCAAACATTAAAGATAAGGTAAATAATATTAAGCAAAGAGAGTTATTTAGACCATTTGCTCCAGTAGTACTTGAGGAACATGCATCTAAATGGTTTGATATGGACTTTACAAGCCCTTATATGCAATATACAGTTAAATGTTTACAGCCAGATAAGATACCCTCAGTAGTTCATTTTGATGGAACATCTAGAGTTCAGACTGTAAATAGAGAGCAGCATAGAGGTTTGTGGATGGCTATTAATAAGTTTTACTTACAAACTGGAGTTCCAATTCTATTAAATACAAGCCTTAATATTAAAGGGCAGCCATTATTAAATGATGAGAATGACATTAATGCTTGGGAAAAAGAATACAATTCTAAAATTATTGGGGGGATCAGATGACAGTCAATACTAAACTAATAGTTAATAAAGTAAAAGAATTGATCAATAACAACTATTTATTTGATAAATTAGAATATTTTGTTGAACCAAATAGTTTCTTTACCATGCATCCAAAAGAAATTCCTATGTTTGAAATGATGAAGAAAGACCCAATAGATGATTTATCTATTGAATATAAATATAACAATAATGGTTTTAGGTCTGATGATTTTAAAACAGAGCACAATAAAAGGCATTTACTTTTTTCTGGTTGTTCTGAAGGAGAGGGGATTGCTGCTGATATAGATACTGTCTGGAACAAAATTATTTATAATAGTTTAAATATCAATAATGAATATAGTGGATTTTTTAATGTGTCTATAGATAATTTTGGATTTCATAAAATTATTTTTAATGTAATTAACTACATATCTAAATATGGCAAACCAGATGAACTTATTATTTTATTTCCAGAAGTTGCTAGAGTTAATGAATGGAATATAAATAATGATTCGTATATGCAAAACTGGGCTAACTCATCCAAATTAGATTCTGAACATGATCAAAAAATATTCATGGATGCTTTAATTAATTTTATACCTTTTATGAAATTATTTGAATCTTATTGTGATACTAATAATATTAAATTGACATGGAGTACATGGAGTATGACAGAAGGTCAAGTATATTCTATGCTTAATACATTTAAACATTTTTTTGAAATAGACTACACTCTAACAGATGGATTAGATCAGTCTAAACAAGTCAGGCGTGACGGGCATCAGGGAGAGTTCTATCACAGATTATGGGCTCAAAATTTTATTAATAGGATAAAGTATGAAAAACACAATTAATGGAATAAAGGGGTCTGACTTTTGGATTAATTCTGCCGATTTGGACTGGATATCTTTACAAAATGCATCTAATTTAATGATACATTGGAGAGTGTATGGATATATTAAACATTTGTGTTATAATTTTGGAATTTTTCCAGTTAACAAATATGTCCTTGATCTATATCCAAAACCAGAATTAATGTCTATTGTAGATAATAGGGTTACATTTAGGCAAAGAACTCATGCTGAGATCTGGGTTCAGCCAGAAGAAGACGGATTATATGCATTAGATAAATGTTGGCAGAGACAGTTCTATCCTTCGCCAAATAAAATGGATAATGATAAATGTTTTGATGCAACCTATAGGTTTTATATTCCATGGGTACCTATATCATTAGGAAGTTTTAGCATTAAAACAGTTAATGATGAAGAGACTCCGTTTTTAGTTAATCAGAAAGAATATTCACTGATGCCACCATCAGAATTAACTGATTTTTATCAAACAGATTTTGTAGATTTCATGATAAAAAAAGATGGTAGCCACATGCATGATGCAAGATATGGTATTATAGAGATTGGTACTCCAATGTATGATATTTCAGTAGAGATGAACGAGGGGCAAATTGAAAAAGTTATTCAACAATACGGAAGATAAAGAACTAATATTTGTTCCTAGTGTTCCAGATGAAAGATTATTGCCACCAGAACCAGCATATCGTAAATTACCTCAGTGGTATAAAGATTTAACTACATATGGAACAAGCAATGATCTAGCCAATCTAGAACCAATTAATGATAGAGGTGCGGATGGATCCAATGTTTCAACCAAACTATGTCTTCCATTCCAGGATGCCATGACTCTTGGGTATATGTATTGCCTAGAAGATGATGTAAAGGTGGAACTGGGTAGAGATGGAAAGCCAAAAGTATCTTGGAGTAAAGATATTCTAATTTTAGATAAAAGACCTAAAGTAGATTTAGCAATTCCTAGAGATGTCCACCCGTTGCATTTTGGTGTAAAGATGAACTGGTTTTATGAAACTCCGAAAGACTATTCTTTGTTGCTGACGATGCCTATAAATAGGCCAGATCTTCCATTCTGGACACCATCTGGAATTGTGGATGCAGATATTTGGGGTCTTCCAGCATTTCTTCCATTTTTTATTAAGCGGGGATTTGAAGGAATTATTCCTATGGGAACGCCAGTAGTACAAATGATTCCAATTAAAAGGGAACCTTGGACATTAGTAACCGATTATAGTGAAGAAGCATTAGAGCGTCATAATCTTATGTCAGAAAATAGACGCTCCCATATTACGGGGCATTATAGAAAATTTGCTTGGCGTAAAAAATCTTACAAGTAGTAATAGGGTATAATAGAATGAATAGAGAAAGGTACAGCATGGAAATGCAACAACATAAACCTCATAAATTTTTTGAGCGTTTTTTAAATAATGATTTGAACGAGTTATCAGAGTTTCTGCAAAATCAATATAAGTTAATTGAAGAGGCTAAACTTCGTGGAGTAGATGAATTAAACGAAAAAGATAAGGCATGGCTTTCATCTGGAAGCATTTCTACAGTAAAATGGACAGAATATAATGTCTTTCAGTTCTATCATCCATCGCTGCATAAGTTATACAAGAGTATTTCTGATATGGTTAGAGATGCTTGTGAATATTATGGCGTTAATTTTGCAGAACAAAATTATTATATCCAAGGATGGTTTAATGTTAATCATGCTAAAGTTGGCAAATTAGATTGGCATGATCATGGAAAACCATATGCACCACAATTTCATGGATATTATTGTGTAAGTGCAGAGCCATCTGTAACTCATTACAGATTATTCAATTCTGATGAAGGAATTATTGATAATCACAATATTAATAATAGGGCTATTGTTTCAGAAATGGGACATCCGCATGCAATGGGAGACTGGGATTGGGAAGGTCCAAGAATTACAATTGCTTATGATATTATTCCTGGAGAAATGCTACAATACAATGAGCATGCACCACAACAGCATTGGATCCCTTTAAATTAAATGAAAAAGATAGTTGTATTTCTTCATGCTTACAAGAGTAAAGCATTAAGAGAATCAGTAGACTCATTATTACAAAATCATAGTGGGTCTACTGTGCTATCTGTTCATGTTTACGATAGAAATAACTTAAAGAGACAAGAATCTTTTTCCGATGTTTCGTATGAACATATAATGTGGGATTCTACTCAAACAAGGTTTGATTGTCAGAATAATATATTGCAACAGGAAAATGGAGATTATTTTCTTTCAATTGATGGGGCAAAACTATTTGCTAAAAATTGGGATACAGAATTAATTAACTTGTTAGGGAAAGATGAAATTTTATCTGGCGACAGCATGATTGAGTTTAGCAAGAAAGATCCTAAATTTTTTATTGAAAAAACGAAAACACTTACTGATAAAAAAATATCTACAGACTGGATAGATAGAAAGTTTGTTTTTTCCTATTTTGATGTATTTAACAAATTGCCAAGCGTTCATAGACTTAAGTATTACGGAGAAGAAGAAGTATTATCTCTTTTTTGTTTTAATCGTGGAATTAAAATTTATGCAATATCAAATAGTATAATAAAAGATATTGAAAAAGATTTATTAAGTTACGACTACATTCCATTTTCTATTACACACAATTATAATTTAGTTATAGATATGATTAAAAATAAAGAGAATATCTTTTTTGGTGATCCAATAGATATTGCAGCCATTGAGTCAAAATTTGATTATAAGTTTTCAGAACTTTCCTATCATCCATTTCAAGAGAATGATATTGAGTACAACCCCAATACTTCATTGGATGATATGGAGGGGGAGAGATTCTTCGGCGGTATTAAGAGTATTTACTAATATGATATAATAGAAAATAGGGGAACTATGTTACAGAAACCGATCATTATCGAAAACTTTATCACTCCAGAAGATGCACAATTTCTTATGGACGAGATGCTTAATCCTACTGAAACCAATCCATATCCAGAATATTATAAGAAACGTTTTGGTGGAACTGGATTACCATATAGTGAAAAAGTAAATAAAGTAGTAAAAAAGTATGCTCTAAAGGCAAACAAGGTTTTACAAGAAGCAAATCCAGAAGAAGTAGAAGAGATTAAAACATTCAAGGCTTTTGGGTGTGTTTGGAATCCTGGAGGTTTTGGTGGGGTACACATGGATGACCAGGATCCAGAAATGTTTATTGACTATAGTTCTGTAGTTTATCTTAATGATGATTTTACTGGTGGACAGATCTTTTTTCCAGTATTAGGGTTTGAATATACTCCTAAAAAATATTCTGCAGTATTTTTTATTAGTGATGGAGACAGATGGAAGCACGGCATCACTCCAGTAGAAACTGGTAAAAGAGGTACACTGCTACTAATGCATACAATTAGCCCTGAAGAGGTTGATCCAGATTTAGATGGAGAAGAATAATGAAACATCCAGAGGTAGTATTTCAAGATAGCAAGTTTTGCATGTATAAAAATCATCCAGATAAAGAAAATATTGTCTGGAAATACATGGATAAAGAAGAGTATTTGAAATGGGAAGATGAATTTTTTGCAGAAGCAGTTCTCTTCGAGCCTTTTATTATTGATGAATTTTATAGTGAAGAAGATTTTGAGGAATTAAGAGATTACCTACAGTCTAAAAGATTAGAGGACATTGCCTATACAAAGCAAATGAATAAATGGGAAGACCATGTTGCATTGCCACAAAAATTTATAGATATAGCAATTGACAATGTTAGAAAAGCAATTGGTACAGATGATGTAGAGTTGGGATATTATCTATTTGCTCATCATCAAATAACAAAAGAGGGACGAAAGCCATTTTTACAAGTACATTTAGATTGGTCGCCAGGAACATATATGGTTGACTTACATTTAGGTGGAAATAAAGATTGGTCTATAATTTGCCATGATAAAGAATTTAGAACAAAACCTAATCAGGCGGTTATTGTTCAACCAGAAATAGACCTTCATTACCGTGAACCATGGGGTGGAGATGATCTAAATGAGTATCATGATTTGGTATTTTTTCATCTAATTAGAAAAAGACATTGGAAAAATAAACATGGTGTTGAATTTATTAATAATGAAGGCTTCTTAAATTTTCAAAAACAAAGATTAGAGATGTTTGAACCACATTATTTTAATTTAATAGATTCAAATCCAAATCTTCCAATTACAACTATTGGCGATGATAGAGGGTTAACAGAAGATGATAAGCGATTGTTAGGCGTGGAAAAGGCGTAAAATGTTTACATATGAAAAATTAGCAGACGGAATAGTTTATTATAGGAATATATATAACAATCCACAAAAGATTATAGATGATATTGAAAAAATGGAATCTGCCATTAAACCAAGTATAGATGATGGTTCCTATGATCATACAAGATCTTATTGGGAAGATTGGGACTATGAAACTAATGATGGGGAGAGACTAGTTTTTTGTAAAAAAGCATGGATTCCTAGCCCAGAAAATATTGAGAGCAATGATAAATTTTATAAAGAAAAAATGCAAGTGTCTGTAGAGTTATTTTCTGGATTAGGAAAAGCATTTGAGCATTATTCTACAATAATGTATCCATATGCTGGAAGAAATATTAAGGGTAAAGTTGACCAAGTTAGTATTTTAAAATACGAAAAATCTGGATACCTTCCTGAACACATTGATCAAGGAATTAGTAGCAGAGTTTTGTCAGTAGTAGCATATCTTAATGATGACTATGAGGGTGGAGAAATTACTTTTACTAGTGTTGGTAATGGCGGAATAACAATTAAACCAGAGGCTGGAAGTGCTGTATTTTTTCCATCAAACTATGTAGGATCTCATAAGATAAATGAAATTAAAAGTGGAATTAGATATGCAGTTCCAAACTGGTATCATAACAGAATAGATAAAGTAGAATCGGATGGTAGCGAATGAGTTCTAGAGGATACAATCCACAATATACTCCAGGAAAAGAATTGGAAGAAATGGAAGCAGAGTTACGAATGATGTATGGTAAATATGAACAACTCTGTAAAGCATATAAAAAACTTGCCCAGCAACAAGGAATTGCCCCTGCTGGTGATATAGAGAATACAACCAAAAATTTTGGTGATTGGCAACAAGAAAAAACAACAAACCAAGGAGAAAGATATGGCGGATAAGGGTACATTAGCATTATTGCTAGAAACTGTTAGAAAAGAAATTGGATACGTAGAAGGTCCTAAAGACAATGAAACCAAATATGGGGCATTTACAAAGGCAAATTTCTTGCCATGGTGTGGCTCATTTGTTATGTGGTGTTTTAACCAAGCGGGAATTAAGATTCCAAGTGTTGTTTATACTCCAGCAGGTGTAGCAGCATTTAAGAAGAGCGGTCAATATGTTAAGGCTGGAAAGGGTGCTCGTCCACTTCCTGGATCACCAGTATTCTTTAACTTCCCAGGCGGATCTGACATTGACCATGTTGGCGTTATCCTTGAAGATAATGGTGATGGTACCTGTTGGACAGGTGAAGGAAACACTACTGCAGACAAGAAGAAGGGTTCTCAGTCAAATGGTGGAGAAGCATGTCTAAAACTTCGTGCTTATGGACCAAATAAGAAGGGGCTTCCAGTATTTATTGATGGCTGGGCAGTTATTCCTTTCCCAGACGCAGGTTCTGCACCAGTAAAAAGTCTTGAGGAAAAGAAAGTTGCTCTTGCTGAGGTAGCAAAGAAGCAGGGCGTAGAGGTTCCTCCAGTAAAAACATGGACACCTATTAAGAAAGGTATGAAAACTGCAAAGGTTAAAGAAATTCAAACACTACTTGGTATTAAGGCTGATGGTGATTTTGGTCCAGGAACTGAAACAGCAGTTAAGAATTTTCAAAAGAAGGATAAACTAAAGGTGACTGGTATTGTTGATGAAGAAACATATCGTCATCTTAAGGGTGTAAAATAATGGAATCAACTAGAAAGTCGTCAATTAAAACTATTAGTTGGGAGACATTTCATTTAATTGTTCTTGCTGGAATTATTTATTTATTCACTGGAGAATGGGAATATGCAGGACTTGGTGCACTTTTATATATTGCCCTTGAGTCTTTAGGATATTTTATTCATGAAAGATTATGGGCAAAATTTGGAAAGGGGATCAAATAATGCGTATTAAGATAATTAAGTTTGTCGTAAAAGCACTAGGTTACGAATGGGGCGGAGATAATATTTCTGCTGCTATTTGGACTGTAAAAGCAAAGAAGAAGTAATGCCATCGTACGAATATGATTGTGTATCTTGTGATAAAAGATATATAAAAGTACGATCGATGTCTGAAAAAGACCCAGGGTATGAATGTGAGACTTGCAATAAGCCTCTAACTCGTGTATACTCTAATGCAGGAGTTATTTTTAATGGCTCTGGGTTTTATAAAACAGACAATCGAAAGGTATAATATGTTTATGATCGATGAAGACACACCTGTAAAGCAGGAATGGGTATTAACTGCTAACGACAGGTGTGATTCATGCAGTGCACAAGCCTATGTAAATGTTAAAGGTGTTTCTGGGGAACTATTATTTTGTGCACATCATTACAATAAAATTATGGATAATCCAATTGGATACGAAAAAATGATGAAATTCATGTATCAGATTGTCGATGAACGAGAACGCCTAGGGGGAACTAAGTAATGCGTAAATCACTACTAGTACTGTTAACTGCAGTACTATTAACACCAAATATTTCAAATGCTGCAAGTCAGGTATCTTTTAAGGATGCTAAAACAGCATTAGCAACATTAAAGGTTGCAGATGAAGTTCGTACTGGGTACAAGCGTACACTATTTAAGCACTGGACTAGTGCAGGGAATGGATGCGATTCTCGTAAAGCCGTTATTATTTCAGAAGCAATTGTAAAGCCAAAAGTAGAATCTGGCTGCAAACTTATTGGTGGAGAATGGCTCAGTATTTATGACAATGTAAAGGTTACAGATACTGGAAAACTAGATGTTGATCATATGGTTCCTTTGGCAGAGGCTTGGGACTCTGGTGCATCTGCATGGGATGCAGCAAAGAAAGAAATGTATGCTAACGATCAAACAGATCCACGACATCTTATTGCAGTAACTGGTGCATCAAATAGATCTAAGTCAGATCAAGATCCAGCAGAGTGGATGCCAACAAACAAAACATACACCTGTGAATATTTGAATAACTGGATTTCTATTAAGGTTAGATGGTCACTATCTGTAGATAAGGCTGAAAAGGCTTTTCTAGAGTCTGCCATTAAACCTTGTAAGCCTACTAAGATTGTGGTTGTTCCAGTAAAATGAAACACATCCTTTATTTTACCGCTGACTGGTGCAATCCATGTCAGAGAACAAAACCATTTGCAGAAGAATTAATTAATGAAGGTATGGACATTAGATTTATCGATGCTGATAGTAATATTGAATTAATAAAGAAATTTGATATTAAAAGCATTCCAACCTTTATTCTTATTCAAGATGATCAGGAAATTGCTAGAACCAATGGTGCAAAAACCAAACAACAACTTGCTGATTTTATGAATGGCTAACAGATGGATTTGAAAAAAGATGCTATGGTAGAGCACCTTATTATGCAAGGTGCTATTCAATTTGCAGGAATAGATAATGAAACTGGCGAAATGACATATTCTATTACTGATAAATTAGAAGAAGTTAACCCATATCTATATGAGCAATTACGAGATCAGTACGAGGATCATATGTTTGAGATGATTCGTCGTGGTCCACAAACTATGACATGGAGACTTAAGTGAAAGATGATGAAGGAATTCTGGAACAGTTAATCTTAGAAGGTGCTGTTGAAGTTGCGGGTATTGATTTAGAAACCAATGAACCTCTTTATAATATAACTGCAAAAATGAAAGATGTTAATCCAGCACTACATGATGAATTTATAAACTATTTTTCACAAGAGACTATGGCTTTATGGGAGTTTGGATTTTTGTCAATGGATATTACAGATAAGAATCCAATGATAAGATTAACTCCAAAGGCTTTGGATAAAGATGCTGTGTCTCAGTTAAATAAAGAGCATCAATATACTCTAAAAGAGATAATCAGAATTTTAAAACCAAAGAAAGGTTAAAATGGAGTACTTTATTGGCTCAATGTCAACGATGGTGCTTTTATATTTTGTTTCTAAATATAGAGCCAATCTTTCTGAAAAAAATAAAAGTAATGTAAATATAAAATTTAGTCAAAGCCATATGCACGAAATTGTAAAACCATTACTACCACCATCACTTTTTGAAAAAAAGAAAAAGGATAGTCAGTCTTCAAACCATGAAAGAAAGACCAATGTGAAAGTTATTATTATCGAAGGCATTGCTTATTGGGTAAAAGATAATATTTTTTATATGGCAGATATGGATGGAAATTTAATTGACAAAGAAACTACCAGGGTAGTTGACACAATGGGTATGAGTAAGGTAGAATTAGATAAGATGTTGTTTATTATGGATAGACTAATGGAAGGAGATGGAGATGATCGTAGCGGTACAGGGAACTAATACCTTTAATAATTACCAGGTATTTCTTCGTGCTATGGCAGTTGCACTTTCTTCTTTGCCAAAGGACGATCCATTCTTTTATATATACACCGCAGGACCAAAAAATATTAACGATATGGTTTTAGAATTTACAAACTTATCAGAAAAAGGTTTTAAGTCTCGTGGCAAAAGAATTAAGTTTTACAAAGTTGCACCAGAGTGGATTGAAGAGAATATGGATAGTGTAAACTATTTTGCCTTTGTTTCTAATCCAGGAGAACAACTTTCTAAACTTGCAAGTAGTGCCCAACTCAAAAATATTGAAGTTGGTATTTACCAGTACTAAGGGGAAAAATGATAGTAAAGTCTTTAAAGCAAATGGAATCAATCGTAGCAAGCAACAAAGTGTTGTCTTGGGATGGATGGTCTGTTGTTGAAATGTATCCGTCAGAAAAAGGTCGCACAGCAACTAATGGTGCATATAGTAATGGCAAGTGGTACATGAAGAAAGTATTTACTCCTACACGAACTGGATGGGATATTCCGAATAAATATGTGAGGTAGTATGAATAAGCATGAATGGAAAGATAACGGTGCATGTTTTGATTATGACACCGATTTATTCTTTGACAAGTATGAAGAAGATCAACTTCTTCGTCCAGCAATAGATAAATTGTGTTCAACTTGTCCAGAAAGAAAGCAATGTTTTGCTGTTGGAGTTTCTCAAAAAGAATGGGGAGTTTGGGGCGGAATTTATTTAGAAGGTGGTCAAATTTCTAAGGAGTTTAGTGATCATAAAACAAAGCAGGCATGGGCAGAAACATGGCAACACTTAACATTGGATTAATATGTATACAGAATCTATGATGAGAGCATTTCGCTCAGTAGCACATTTTTGTCCTAAAGGTTTTACCCTAGATGTAATTGATAATGATCATTTCATTACGCTTAGAGCAACTGAGGGTGAATTTATGAGGTTGACTGGAGAAGATAAACTTCGAGCAGTTGATTATATGGTTAGGGCTAAAAAGGCCCTAGAGGACACAGGAGCCATTGTTTTAATTGTGCGTGAAGGAGGGAAAGAAGAATGATAAATTATATTAATTCTGAGTTATGGTTTGATTCCGAATTTCCCCAAGATGGTATACTAGTATTGACAGAAGAGGAAAAATGATTAAAGATATTTTTATTTATGATGATAATTTTTTAGATGCTGCAACAATTCAGCAAATTGAAAATGATGTTCTATATGGAAAGCCTTTTTGGTATTCTAGAATTGGTGGAGCACTGACAGATGGCATCCATGGGATTGCTGGGGATCAATTTGTCGACTATCCACTTTTTGTAAACAGTGATATGGATGATAATAATCCAACAAGTGTTTTCCCAATTGCTAAATTTGTATTAGAAAAATTTGCAGAAAAGCATAACCTACAAATAAAAGAAATCACTAGATCAAGATCTAATGTTAGCCATCCTGCTTTAGATAGACGACACACACCACCACATGTAGATAATCGTGATGAACATTATGTATTTATCTATTATGTAAATGATAGTGATGGAGATACTAATATCTATAATGAAAAGTATGATGGTTCAACCAGAACACAAGATGATTTGTCACTCTTTAAAACTATCACACCAAAGGGTGGACTTGGGGTTATGTTTAGTGGAAAAGTTTTTCATACATGGCAGCCACCATTAAATACAAAGGCAAGATGTATCATTAACATGAATGTTTTACTAGGAGAATAGTTTTGTTTAATACAATTGTTTTTATTTTATTCTTATTGTTTTTTTCTTCTCTATCTATTAGTCTTGTAAGAATTAAAATTAAAAATTATAAATTATTAGAACAGATTTTATCTGCAAATATTGAGAAAGCCCTACTTGCCGAAAGACTAGAAAAAGAATTGCTCAAGACTTCAGGCAATATTGATCAAGAAGGTTTTGTTAACTTTTTATCTCAGTCTAGAGATTGGGCTTTTGAATATATTGAAACTGTACAAAAAGAATTAACTTCATTTAGAAATGTGGTTGATGGTATTTTTAAAAACTTTAATGATGGTAAAGTTACTGATTTGAATCTTGCAATCAATACTATATTTGACAGTTATCAGCAATTAATGCAGAATTTACCTACAGATGATGATAGGACTACTGATACAAGGGAGATAATATAATATGAAAGACATTATTCTTTCTACTTTAACAGGTTTTGGATGTGGCGTTGTGTTTGCTGCATTCAAATTGCCAGTTCCAGCACCACCAGTTTTTGCGGGAGTCGCAGGAATTATTGGTCTGTGGATTGGTTTTACACTATTAACACAATTCATATCCTAGGAGGAATAAAATGAATACAGAACAAATGAAGGCAATGCTTGCATCATACGGTCGATCAGCCCTTGCAGCAGGTATCGCAATGTATGCATCTGGAATTACAGATCCAGCAACTCTTGCATACTCACTTCTTGGTGCAGTTGTACCAGTTGTATTGAGAGCAATCAATCCTAATGACAAGGCTTTTGGTCGTCTTCCAGATGTAGCAGAAGTAGATGCAGCACTTAAGACTGCAAAGGTCGTTAAGAAGGCTCCTGCTAAGAAGGCAGTTGCTAAGAAGGCAGCAACAACAAAGAAGTAAAAAATAATAGACAAGCAGGCTAGGGTTATTGACTAGTCTGCTTTGTCATATCTAAAGGGGTAATCAGTGCAAATTGCATATGGATTATTATTAATTAAACTATTAGACTCTTGCTCACTTAATATTTCTGGTAAAACAAGTATTGATTTTTCAGTTATTTGTTTGCCAGGGTAGGTCCAAAAGTACCCTTTAGAAGTCACTGTAGCGTCATCAGACTGATGCCAGAAGTAATTTGAATTAGGGTATAGGGTAGATACTAAATAGAGGGAATCTATATCTTTGCAATGGATCCATAGATTACTATTAAATTTATCTATAAGCCAATCAGGTAATATTTCTTGTGGTTCATCATGACCCAAATAAAGGATTCCATCTACTGTTCTAACATCTATCTCTACATCAAATCCTTCAGATAAAGCACCTAATATTTGATCAATAGAATTTTCATCTTCACAAGGTCCATTAGTATTTCCTCTATGAGCAATAATATACATTATCTGTCTCTCTTAACAACTATCTTGTCATTAGTAAAATTAGGAACTTTAATACATACCACTGTGCAATCTTCAATAAATATAGGATCCGCAATTTCCATTGGTTCTAGAATAAATATATCTCCAGAATTTAATTCTCTCCCCTGAATAATCATCTTTCCACTAACTAGTAAATTAATTTCATCCAGATGCTCGTGATAATGCCAATCCCAAATTTCACCTTTTTTATGTATCTTTAAAGAGGCTTCAAGGCCTTTAGTATGATATGCAGCATTAGGGAAATTGCCAATATACCATCCGCCAATGGAATCTTCTAATCTAGAAACTATCATATTTTATCAAACTCCTCATTGATAAATCCAGAATTTGTTATAACATTGACTGCAATTGCCCTATCATAATCAGAGTCTAACAACTTGTCATTAATTAAAACTCTTTGACCGCTGGTAACTCCCATCAATAAATGATCCCAAGCAATTCCAACAGAAGATAACTGCTTTTCAGTTAATCTTCTTGCAGATTCTTTTCTAGCAGTTGTCAAAATAATCGTGTACCCCTTAGAATCCCACTCATCAAATTTTTCTTTTACTTTGGTCAACAATTCTGCATTATTTTTTCCAACCTCGCTGAATCTGTGAACATGCTTTATGATTGTTCCATCAATGTCACAAAAAATTGTTTTTGGTTTTTCTGTATAAAATTCTTTAATCTTTCCAATATACTCCTCAACATGTTCTGGAGTTCCTAAACAAATATATTCATTATTAGGAATTGTATATGGAGAAATTATCTTTCCTTCTTTAATTAAATAGTTATATGTTTCAGAAATATATGCTTCTTTCCCGTCCCAAGAATGATTCATTAGTGATTGTTTTGCAGAAACAACAAAATCTTTTCCGTGTTTCCAATAATGAACTCCAATTAAAGCATCCTCACTAATTGGATTTTTTTCTACAATTTCATAAATTTTGTTATTACTAATTCGTGCATAACTATCTTTTGAACTATTTGATTTATATAAAACAACAGCACCATCACAGTTATTTTTATTAATAATATCAATAAATTTTTGACTATCCCATTGTAAAATTTGATCACAATTAGTTATAATTAATTGATCATCATTATCAATATAAGTTTCTGCATAAAGGGCTGCATCTGCTGCACCATTTTGATTATGATTTAATCTTATTTCTACATAGTCTATATCTAAATTATTAAAAATATCAACTAATTGATTATTATATTTAATATCATCGTCTTCTCTTGTAATAAAGTAATATGTCCCATCAATTCCAAGAGATGTTATTGTATGTTCTATAAGAGTGATACCACCAACCTCAATTAATGGTTTTGGTGTTTTAACGCCAACATTAGCAAATCTAGATCCTAAACCAGCCATAGGTATAACTATATTCATGTTGATCAGACTATACCTTTGTAATGTGTATAAAGGATTCCAATAATATTATATGTATTAAACAATTCTTCTGGCATAATTGTTTTTAATTTTAGATCAAATGGTATCTCGTATACATTTTTGGAGTTTATCTCACAAATTTGTTTATATTCAAATTCATAATATTTGGAATTATCTAAGATAAAAATATTTGTACCAGGGTCACAGAATAAAGTATTCATTAACCCACTGCCACGAATTGATGCAACATGTGTAGCATTATAGTAATAATTAATTTGATCATAAAATGATATTTTTTCTGGATCAATTACTGTATAGCCATTACTGATAAAAAATTGTTCTAATTTTTCTTCATTTACCTTTGGAACTAATCGTTCCCTTAGTAGTTGTTTTATATACTTTGTGCCACCCCAATTGTTTTCTTCTTGTATCAATGCTTGTGGTTTTTGTATATCATATACATCTGATTCATAAAACATATCGTGTATATTTCTTACATTATCGTCTTTTTCCATCCTTGTAATAAATATTTTTTTAGGAGAATTTTCATCTTTAACCAGGTAGGGCTTATATAATTCTATTAAAGATTCAAAACCACCAAGATATTGATCGTACATGCCATGTAGTTCTTTTCCTTGAGGAACATCCATTTGTTCTAGCAAATAATTAATTCTAGTTGTGTAATAATAAATATTTTCAAAAATAGGAGTCTCTTCTGCTAAAAATATAATGTCGTCATGCTGTAATCCATAAGGTTTTATTAAATCTAAACATATATCCATGACTTCTTTTTTATTATCAAAAGTTCTGTCTATAGCCACCACAGATATCTTTAGATCTGGAATAATCTTCTTGAGTACTTCGTACTGACCGATACCTTCGTGCAGCGTATGAAAATATAGGAATGAATTTAGATAAAATATAAAGTAGTTTCCACTATAAGTTTTTTCAACAATGGAACCACTACGATCAAAATCAAAGAAATCGTTTATATCAAATTTAACATCCTCTACACAGTAAATATCAGAAATAAACTTATCACTGATTGTTTTGAATTTTAGGCTCATTTTGGTACCTTTCAAGCGTATATTACCATTTTACCACACAATAATTATGCTATAATGATTAGTATGGAAGAACTCATTAATCTATTAAAGGTGCTACTTGCAGACAATATCACTCTCAAGTTAAAGGCTCATGGCTATCACTGGAATGTAGAAGGAGATGACTTTCCTCAGTTTCACGATTTTTTCGGGGACATCTATGCAGACTATGAATCAGCAACAGACACATATGCTGAATGGATTCGTAAATTAGATTCATATGCACCTTTTAAACTTTCTCGCTTTATCCAATTAAATGAGGTTGGAGAACCAGACGTATCATCTGATCCAATGATGATGTCAGCAGATTTATTAATGTGCAATGATATGGTTCTTGCAAAACTTATGGATGCAGTTGAACTTGCTACTACAAATAGACAACATGCACTTGCAAATTTCTTTGCAGAAAGAATGGACCAACATCAAAGATGGCATTGGATGCTATCTGCATCTCTTAAAGAAGTTGAGCAAGACTAATGCCATATCATATTGGTGAAAAAGGTTCTAATGGCTGTTCTGGATATCCAGTAATAAGTGATAAGGGACATGTTGCAGGATGTCATGCTACCGAAGCAGAAGCGGTAAATCAAATGCAAGCATTATATGCAAATGTATCAGATGCAACTAAAGGCGAAGCATCTATTGAAACATCAACAACTTTAGAAAATCCGTCACATTCTATTAATCCAGATGCTGGTATGAAAAAGCCACAGTATGGTTATAACCAAGCAAGGCCAACTGGTTCTGGAATACATAATAAACCAGGAGTAGATGTTTGGCAAGGATCATTTTTTGGTAAAGCAATGGAGAATGAAATGTTACCAACACCAACAGAACAAGATTGTCAATGTGAAACTTGCAAAGAATATAATGTAAGTTGTAATAAATGTCCAGAATGTGGTTTTGAGATGATGGATTCTAATCCAGTTCACTCTGAACTTGGAGTAAAAGTAAATGATGAATCTTTAGGTAGATCACTGTTTAATGCGGCAAAAGACTATTCTAGAGATACACGAGTAGATACACTATTTAGGGAGTAATATGCCAAAGAAAAAAAGAGATGCATTTAATGACACTCAAATTAAAGATGGTTGGATTGTAAAAGTTAGAAAAGACGGAACCATCAAGGCTAAAATAGAAAGATATTTTGTTAATCATAAGCAACAACTAAAACCAAAATCAGAAAGATAGTTTTTGTGCAACTATTTAAAGATAGTAATAGTACTGATTATCAAGAATCGTTTGTTCTTAGTGTTTTAAAAGAAAAACGCAATGGTTTCTATTTAGAACTTGGTTCTGCTTGGCCCAAAAAAGAAAACAATACATATTTGCTTGAAACTGTGTATGATTGGCAAGGTATTGGATTTGAAATTGATAAAGACTTAGTAGATGAATATAGATCTGTACGCAAGAATCCAGTAATACATACAGATGCTATAACTTTTGATTATAGAAAATATTTTAAAGAAAATGATGTTCCTAAACAAATAGATTATTTACAAATGGATCTTCATCCAGCCTATAGTACTTTACAGGCATTAAGAAATCTACCATTAGACGAATATAGATTTTCTGTAATAACTTATGAACATAATAGATGGTGGGATGAAGATTTGCATAAACGCATTCAAGAAGAATCTCAACGCATCTTTAAGTCATACGGGTATACGCTAGTTGTTGAAAATTTATTAGATAGAGTTAACCCTTTGGAAGATTGGTGGGTAGATCCTAATGCAGTTCCATATGAAAATTATTCTAAGATGATATCTAAAAATAAGTACTATCGCCATCTTTTAGATAAATACTTAGATTAAAATAACACTATAGATATATCACCTTCATAGACTGTCTGGTCTATAACAGCATCATCCCCTACATCAAAAGTAAAAAACATTGGTAAGGTATGTCTAATACCGCTTACATGTGGTTTAATAGCATGGGTATATCTACTAGGAAACATGACAAGTGTACCAGCCTTGATCTGAGGCTGATAGTTTTCAAAATCTGGGAAAAATATTTCACCACCAACATACTGATCTGTTAAATAAAAGATAGTCGTAATATTGTATCTATAAAAACCACCAATAATTGCTGGCTCCCTTAATCTTGTTTCAGAATCACTATGTGGAGCCATTCCACCACCAGGTAGCCAATTAACTAAGTGTGCTGGAACAACTGGAGATGATTTTACTGGTACATTAAACTGATCAGAATAATGCTTCTTTACTTCTGTAAAAGAAATCTGTTCGTATTTAGTTAATAATTCATTAATTGTGGAATCTTTAATTTTCCATCTTTCAATTGGCCCATGAGCATCTTGCTGATTAATAAAATTACTTAATGTCGGTATATCATTTAGATCAACTAAATTATTAACAATAAAAATTTTATCTTTTGAGTAACCAATTTTATTATATTCATCCATATACTTTGTATAATCCATATAATAAGTATATCATTGCGTCCCTGGCAGGATTCGAACCTGCAACCTAACGGGTAGAAACCGTTTGCGCTATCCGTTGCGCCACAGAGACTTGGCTCCCTGACCTGGATTCGAACCAAGATACCCGCCTCCAAAGGGCGGTGTCCTACCGTTAGACGATCTGGGAGTGCCCCTCAATGGATTCGAACCATTGCTGTATGGAGTTTAAGTCCATTGCCTCTACCGCTGGGCTAGAGGGGCTTTTGTGCTTCATGTAAGACTCGAACTTACAACCTCATGATCCTAAGTCATGTGCCTCTACCAATTGGGCCAATGAAGCGTACCACACCTTGGAATCGAACCAAGCATGTCTAAGACGACGGATTTACAGTCCGCTGCTCCTCCTTGGAGCATGTGTGGTAAGTGTCTAACTTTATCGTTGCGTCCTAGTTAGACTTAGGCACAGAGGCAGTGCACTGCATGTGAGGATGTATGATCTACACTTTCGTGTTACAGGGACATAATCTACGCTCTGAGCGAATAGTCAGAATCGAACTGACGCCTCCAACTTGGAAGGATGGGGCACTGCCACTATGCAATATTCGCAAGTGCCAACCACGACTTTGATTCTTAATCTAAACCATCTGTTGGCTGTCGTACCTAGTTCTCGCTTCATCATCTAATCCATGAGCCTGAACGCTTTCACTAAACGGCTGGAACACTGTAAGTTTCAGTACAACTATCTCCACATAGATTGTTCAGATCTATGTTTTGAGTATCTCCAACGGGAGTCGAACCCGTCTTGCCAGATTGAAAATCTGGAGTCCTAACCAATAGACGATGGAGACAAACTTTACACTATTTAATTATTTAGTACACCAGGTAGGACTTGAACCTACGATCTTCAGTATATAAGACTGATGCCTTAACCAACTTGGCGACTGGTGCAAGTGGTTATATGTTTGATATGACTTTTAATCGCTTACCACAATTAATACAGTTAGTATATGTTTTCATTGTGAAAGGACATTCAGAGTCTACTGATTCAACATGCTTACATCTTTTTTGAATAATATAAGTTTTGAGATTATTGATCATCATTTTGCTCTACTCCATAAGTCATCTGAATATAGCAAACGATCCACCCCATAAAAAATGCGGGTAACAAGAACAATGCATGAACCATAATATCTCCTTTGTTTATAATAAGTATACAGCATACTACCTAAAAAGTCAAGGTGAGCAGTTTATAGACGACTGCTCAGGTCTATTAGCCACGAAGGTTCGGCTCCTGCTAACTCTCCCATCAGGGGAGCATCCGTTTCAATAAATCCCTATGGGTTTATGTTGCGGAATATATCTATTATATCAAATTTTTCTATTTGATGTCAATAGTTTTTGGTAGTTTATCTTCTGGGATATGTTTTTCAAGCACGATAGTCAGGATACCATCCTTGAACTCAGCCCCCATAACTTCAACAAACTCAGGAAGGGTAAAGATATCAGTGAACTTGCGTGTAGCAATTCCACGATGTAGATACTCTGAACCCTCTGGAAATTCCATCCCCTTGCTTTCGCCCTTAACTGTAAGTTTACGACCATCAAGCGAAATGGAAACATCATCCTTAGTGAAACCTGCAAGAGCAAACTGAAGGAATTGTTCCTTTTCGTTTATCTTAACAATGTTATAAGGTGGATAGTTTGTTGTATTTTGTACCTTTGCAATTGTGCTAAAGGTGTTGAAGAATGGATCATTAAAAAGATCCAATGCTGATTTAACCATATTTGCCTCCTTTTAAGCGAGTTAAATACCCCCCAATTTTGGGCAGGTAATATAATTATAACACATTGTACTTTAAAGTCAAGTTCTGATATAATGAATATAT